AAGGTAAATTTCAATCGTTTACAAACAACGGTAAAACTAAAGTTAACTGTCTAGTATCTTTAAAAGAACTAGAAAAAATGGCTGGTGAAAACGGCTATGTAGCATTTACTATCATCCCACAGGGTGAAGAGTTTATGGAAAACACCGAACATATCAAAAAGTATGGTAATCACTATGCAATTAAAAACACTCAGTATAATATTAAACTTGGATATGCTTTTAAAAAAGCTGAAGAGCTTGCTGAGAAAACTATTATGGAGCCTGAGATTGCTGAAAAGGAAGCTGAAGCAACATTTTCACAAGAGCAATTAGAAGCAATATATAATAATAACAATTATGATGACTTTAGATAATAAAAATTATGAATACTGTTCATCAGTAATAGATTCTTGCAATACTCAAGAACAATTAAAAGATGCAAGAAATCTCGTAGATAATTTCTTGAGAATAAATGGTGAAACTAGTATGCCTCAATGGATGCTACTAATGAATCAATTAATTAACAAAGAAATGTTATTAAATTATGCGTCAAAAGATTCTGAATAAACTAAGAGAATTACAGAGAACTGTAGAACAGTTTGATGAAAATAAGTTTAAGCGTAACGTAGGTCACGCTAAAGTAGAACTTAAATATCGATTTAATAAAGTAATCGAAAAATTAAAAATCAAGTGACACCTATAATATCACTTGCAACATACTTGACGGGCTGCTTTTCAGTAGCCCTGATAGTATGTATAATATCATCTAAATTAAAATCAAAATAATATGGGACTAGACCATGGATTAGTTGCCTACAAAGGCAGAAACAGAAAACAGATAGATTTTAAATACAATCCATCTGAAGAAATAAATATAACAACTTGGCGTAAACATCCATACCTGCACGGCTGGTTTGATGATTTGTACGCAGAAAAAGGCGGTAACGCATATACTGACGTTATGGGTGGATTTAATTCATCACATGTACTGCAAGTAACTCACGAGGATTTACTTGATTTGCAAACCAGAGTACTAACAGGTACATTACAAGAAAGAAGTGGATTCTTTTGGGGTAATGATGCCTGTGAATACTATAAAGAACAAGATTTGGATGCTATCTATGAAGCTATGAACTACATAAAAGATGGCTACAAAATCAAATATTGGGCTTGGTGGTGAGTTACGATAATTGGAAACTATCTAATCCACAAGATGACGGCTGGACCTCTGATGAGGTAACCAGCTGTTGTGGCGTGGAACAAATAGGTAGCGGTGCAAGTAATTGCTGTGACGCTAGATTCTGGGGACATACAGATATTTGTGGTAAGTGTAAAGAACACGCAGACGAATATATGATATGCACAGAATGCGAAGAAGACGATTCACAATATGAAATGATTAGTGAATATGAATACAATGAACGCAGACGAGAAGATGCGCAAGAATATAATAGAGATGACTATTAAAGAAATGAAAGACAAAGCAATAAGAAATGCTTTGAATAAATATGGAGTAGAAAAAGCGGCAAAAGTGCTAGGTGTTAGTGCTCGATCGCTTTATCTATGGAAAAAATCAAATAAATTATGAAAGTATTACAATTAAATGTAAACTGCTCTGAATCCGTTAATACGGGTAACTTCGAGTCAGTTAAGTGGAACTATGGTGTAACCATAGAAATAGAAGAAGGTGATAACTACGAGTCTGTAAAGCAGGAGTGGATAAACGAATGCGCTAAGACTATAAATAAGTTATCTAAGCACACTCGTGGGTTAAAAAAGCTTGAAGCTATAGCTGTCAAAGGCAACCCACAAGTGAATACGTCAATAGAAATAATAGAAAAATAGATGAAAATTAAAGTAAACAAAGATGCGCAGCATAGAAAGCTAATAGACACAACTAATACAGTAGTTGTAATGGCTGAAGATTGTGCATTAAGAGGATTAGAAAAATTTATCTACGAATATCCAAAAGGATATGGTTTTAATGCACAACAACTAATAAATCAAGTTGAAAAACAAACTGAAAATACTGTATATGCAGGTTACGGATCTGTAAGCAACGGTAAAATTAAATTTACAATAAGATAAAAATGACATTAAAAGAAATCTTATCTGCCTCTCAGTTAGACTGGGAGGTGGAAAAGGTTCCATTGTTTTCACAATGTCCTGTGTCGCATTTTAATATGCATGGCATGTGGTCTGAAAGTGGATACTATGGGATCAGAAGGAAAGACAACCTTGAAATACTTGGTGTATGTACCAAACAATACCAAGAAACACAGAATGAACAAATAGTAGAACGCGCTATGCAAATTGCTGAAGCTGTAGATGGTGATTATACATTCCACAAAGCTTTAGCATTGAATGGTGGCAAAAAAATATTTGTTCAATTCAAAGTAGATCAATACGATGATGAATATGAAAAATACATTTTCGTTGTAGATTCTAATGATGGTAGTATAGGTTTATCTTATGGTATATCTAATACAGTTTTGTCTTGTGCAAATCAGTTGTACTTATTTGCTAGTAAAGGTAAATCAGTTAAACATACCAAAAGTATTAATATCAATGCTGATGTAATAGCTGAAGATATTTCTACCAGATTAATTCACACAGATAATACAATAAGTTATTTGAAAAATCAACGCATTAGTGATGCAGCAGTAAGAAACATTGTTAAAACAGTTATGAAATTACCTGTACATATCAATGAAGTTGCTTATGATGATAATAAAGTTGTTTCTAAAAAGACAAAGAATAAAGTAGATAAACTACTTGATTGTATTGCAAAAGAAACAACTGAAAAAGGTGACACAATGTGGGGTTTACTCAATGGTGTCACATACTATACTAATCACGAGATTAAAAATATGGAGCGTGATCCAAATGGTATAGAAAAATTACTATTTAGTAATGCTAATAAAATGAATCAAATAGCTTGGAACTATGTCACTAGTTAATTATAATGTCGTTGAACTGGTAGATTCACCAGTAATAAAAAAGATGAGGTACTACGGCAAGCACATGCCTGTACCCACAGATACCGATTGCAGATTATTGGTTCTTGAACATTGTCTACAAAAAGGTGTTAGGGTTATACCTACGCCATTAGCCGTTCAAAGAAACAAAATATCTTGGTTAGGATATCAAAATGAAACATACTATCCTGAATCCATGTTTCGATGGGTTGATCAGGAAGAACATCCTGAACTATGGGGATTAGTGTTTAAACATTTTGAACAAATGCAAAGTTGGACAACTGCTGATCTTCAGCAAAAAATAAATCTTATGTCTGATAGTAACAGAATGAAATATTTCTTTAACAGACAACCATCTACTCGTAGTGTATGGTCAGATAAACATCCATTTGTATACGGTATAGCAGCATCAAATGCTGAAAAGATTAGTTATCTAACTATACCTAAACTATCAAGTTTTGTGTTACATCAAGCGCTAGCTGTTGAACACATACATGAAGATAATATGAAAGAAGAACTACTAGATTCTGATATGCGCAGGTCATTATGTATGATGGCTTCGCCATACAAACTAGTAGAACTTGATGACTATTCTGTGAGTAATCACGAAGTAGAATTGTTTGCTAATATTCTTGCAATAGATAGTGTAGCAGAATCTTACTATATAGAAATAGAAGATGATGTTATGAAATACATGCATCATGAATCATATAGTCAAGAATGGTCTGAACATGGTGGCGATTACACTGGCACGCTTGGTGCTGGTTGTATGCGCTATGATCGTTGTCAACCATTTTTAAATATATATCAGGACTGTGAACATTGCAAAATACTTGTAATGAAAGATCAGAATGGCGGTATGGTTGCCCGTGCATTGCTATGGCAAAACGTCAACGTGCATCGTAGAGTAAATACCATTAACATTATGGATCGTGTTTATACGTTACGTAATACTTATCAGCCACTTATGATTCAATGGGCTAGAGATAATGGGTATCACTACAAAAAACAGCAATCATATAACTCTGCTGTTTTGATAAACCCTACAACAGGCAAAGAGATGCGTGGACAAGTACGCATACCTATTGAATGGCCTGAAGATGGTTATGAAAAACTACCATACATAGACACCTATCAACACATATATCCTGAACTAGGATTTATGAGTAACTCTTCAAGAGTAAAACCTATTGATACTTCATCAATACGAAGAATTAACCCTAGATCCACAGATGGATACTATAGAGAACTGAGAAATTATGCGTAAAATATGGAGTATTGGTGAAGACACCATGATAGAAAATCTTGAAGAAACTTTGGAAATACAAAGTGTATCAGGAAAAGAAAGTGACATGAATGCATTTATCATAAACGAGATTAATTCCGAACTTGATGGTGTAACTATTGTCACAGAACAGCAAGCTGGTGGTACAAACATATATGTTACCAAAGGTAAGGCTGATATATATCCATGTGTGGTTGCACACACAGATACTGTACATGACTTTGTTACAGGCTACGGTGTACGTAGACTTGGTGACAACTTTTATGCTATGGATTCTACTAAAATGGAACAAGTAGGTGTAGGTGGCGATGATAAAGTCGGCATCTGGGCAGCACTTGAATGTATTAAAAAGTTTGATAATATTAAAGCAGCATTCTTTCATTCAGAAGAAAGAGGTTGTGTTGGCTCTAAAGCTGCCACACCTGAGTTCTTTCAGAATGTGGGCTATATATTGCAAACAGACAGACGTGGTAACGAAGACTTTGTTACCAATATAGGTGGTATAAACCTTATGTCTAAAAAGTTCAAGAAAGCTGTAAAGCCACTACTTGATAAACACGGATTTAAATTCCAAGAGAACGGTGGTCTAACCGATGTCAAGGCACTTAAACCTATATCGAATGTATCAGTCACTAATATATCTAGTGGCTATTACAAACCACATAGTGATCAAGAATATGTAAATATTATTGACGCTATGAATACACTTAGCTTAATGATGAGAATCATTGAAAAACTTGGTGAAACAAAGTATGAACATAAATATCAAGAACCAGTATATACATATAATGCATATGATTATGGTGGGTATGGTGTATATGGACAACGTTCGCTTTTTCCAAAAAGTTCCAACGATGGCATCGAAGACGCTGGGACAAAACAAAAGGAAACCTTCGATGATATAACAGAGCATTTGTCACATGTAGATTGGCATACTAATCTGTTAAAAGATAGTTGGGGCTATATGTATCCTGTTTACAGTGATACATTCCCACATGATATTATAGGTGCATATAATCCTGAATTGGATTGTATTGATCCTATAAATGATGTCATAGACGACTACGCATTTTCAAAAGATGAACCATATTGGTCTTCAGTTGCGAAAAATTTATTATCTTCACCAACTTTTTAACTATGTAATGCACGATGAATTGATGATGTATGAGCTAGAATCTAAGCTCTTAGGTAAACTACTTATGCATCCAGAATTATTTTACGACAACGCTGAAAATCTTGAAGCTGATTTGTTTTCAAATTTGTTCCACAGGAGCATATTTGATAAGTTTTTGGTTATGCAATCAGAGCAAAAAGCTATAGATCTTGTATCTATGGCTGATGCTCTTGATTGTGATCATAGCCAAAGAGTCAGACTTTCTGAAATATTTTCTACGCACACAGATTTTGTATCTGTTAAATCATGCGTTGAACAACTACAACAGTTTTATAAAAGAAAGCATTTGCATGCTGGCATTAATGAAGCGTTGAATATGTTTATTAATGAAGATTCAGTAGATAAAATTATTGAGCACATTAATAAAGTCAACTCTAAAGTTACTAATACTACGCAAGTTGATGTAGCAAACATCAATACGCAGATTAAGGATTTTCTTATAGACGTTGAAAAAAGAATGAATACCGATGGTATAGTCGGTATAACAACAGGTTTTTCTAAACTCGATGAGTTTACTGGTGGTTGGCAAGAAACAGATCTTGTAATCATCGGTGCTGCTTCATCAATGGGTAAGACAAGTCTAGCTCTTAATCTTGCATACAATGCAGTAGAGCGCGCCAAATCAGCTGCTTTGATATTCTCTTACGAGATGTCTGTTAATCAGCTTTTGACAAGACTTGTATCACTTGAGTCAGAAATACCAATACGTTGGATACAGAATGGACAACTAGCTTCTGAAGATTTGTTGCGTATACAGCAAACTGCTAGTAATATACAAGAAAAATCCATCTACATTGATGAATGCAAACGCACATCATTGAACTATCTATTATCTAAAACTAGACAATATGTACATAGCTGCGGTGTTAAGCTTGTGTTTGTTGACTACCTACAACTTGTCACAGCAAGTTCAGGAGCCAAAGGAACACGAGAACAAGAAGTCTCGAAAGTGGCTAGGGCACTAAAAAACCTAGCAAAAGAACTAAACATTACTGTTGTTGCTTTATCGCAACTTAATCGTGGTGTTGGGTTTAGAAACGAGAGTAAACCGACACTATCTGACTTGAGAGAATCAGGCGAGATAGAACAAGCTGCAGACATTGTTGCCTTGATATACAGACCAGAATATTATGGTATTAATCAAGACGAAAACGGTGAATCTACTGCAGGCAAAGCTCAAATCATTTTTGCGAAAGGTCGCAATATTGGTGTGGGTACAGTTACACTAAATTTTATTAGTGAATTGACAAAATTCAAGGACATTTCCTTAGATTTTTAGATCAAATTTTTGTATTTTTACTTATGTCTGATCACACGAAACTAAGGAAGATTATATCTGAAATTGCACACGATTTAGGTCTTGACAAGAAACTTGTCAGACGTATAATCATATCTGTTTTTAAGGAAATTGGCTTTGCCATTGTACTTAGAGGCAGACCTGTGATGTTTCGGAAGTTCTTAAAAATTGTATTTGCAATACGTGCTGGTAAAAAGACGCACGAAATGTTTAATAAATATGAAACACGAAAGAAATGACTAAATTAAAAACAGTTAACATCAAAGGTAAAGAATACGTTGAGGTTAACGAAAGATTGAAACATTTCAGATCTACATACAAAGGCTGGTGTTTAACATCAGATGTTGTAGATTTGACTGAAGACCGTTGTGTAATTAAAGCTACAATCTTTGATGATAATGGTAACATACGCGCCACAGGGCATGCGTATGAAAAAGAAGGCTCGTCCTTTATAAACAAAACTAGTTTTGTAGAAAACTGTGAAACATCTGCTTGGGGGCGTGCTTTAGCCAATCTTGGTATTGGTCTAGACACATCTGTAGCATCGTATGAAGAAGTAGCTAATGCTGTAAAACAGCAAGCCACACCTGCATCGAAGCCTAAGCTAGATGAAAACAAATTTAACAATATGCTCAAAGCTATTGAAGCTGGTAAAGCTGACGCAGTTAAGGCTAAAATGCCTAGCTACGATATAGAAGATTATCAAATGAAAATATTAAAATCAAAATTAAATGGTTAATGTAATTCCTTTCGACTTGGCTAGCTGTCAGGTCAAGCCTACCAAAGTGGTAGAAAACAAAAAGTATTTTAATGAAGGCGCACACAGATGTCAGATATTATCTGTGTCTAACTCATCACAGCGTGATGGTTATGGTGGTGCACCTTACATTGAATTTGACGTTGTAAACGAAACAGGTGAATACGGCAGAGCTAAGTTCTGGGCTGTAAGAGAATCTGATGCACCCAAATCAGCTGAATGGAAGAAAAATACACTACATGAGTTTTTAACAAACTGTGGTGTAAAAGATTTTTCTGATGACATTGAGTCAATTAAAAAAGCAGTTGGTGCTTGGGTAAACATATGTTTTACATTTGAAGAATATATGACAGTAAGAGATGGGCAACCAATGAAACGTAAAGCTGTAAGGTATCGCTGGTCTAGTGCTGATGGTGGTAAAATCAAATATGATGCTAAGTACAATAAACCTATTTCTCCACAAGAGGAACAAGAGTTTATGAACACGCATTCATTAAGTGGTGGTTCTATACAAACTGTAGAATCTGACGATGGTTTGCCATTTTAAATAATTTTGTAGTTTTGTAGTCAAACTATAAAACTATGATATTCATAGCAGGGAATGTGCCTTCAAGCAAAAATTCTAAACGATGGACTGGTAAAATGCTTATCAATTCAAAAACTGTTATGAAATACATAAAGGATACTGATACACAGTATAAGACCTTTAAGAAAGACTTTGAGAAATTGATAGCAGGTAAGCAATTGCCTGTTATCGTTTCTTTTAAGTTTATTAGAGGAACAAGACATAGATTTGATTATGTTAATCCTGCGCAAACTGTGCAAGACTTAATGGTAAAAAATGAATGGATTGAAGACGACAACGCTAGTTTTATTATACCAAGCTTTGAAGAGTTTGAATACGATAAAGAAAACCCTGGCGTACAAATAAGAGTATATGATAAAACTCAAAGATTTTTTAAATAGTTATGTTGTTGCTAACAATATAAACAAATCTGATTTTACATCTCCAAGTAGAAAAAGGATGATTGTAGATGCAAGAATGATATATTGTGTAGTAGCAAGAAATCTCGGTGGATATACATTATCTGAAATAGGTAAAAGTATCAACAGAGATCACGCTACAGTATTGTACGCGATCAGAAACTATGAACACTTATCTAATTATGATCCAGATATTAAAAGTAAATACTATAAAGCATCTGTAATTTATAGAACATTAGAGTACAAACCAAATACAGAACGTATAGGTTTGATTGATACTTTGTTTGAAACTAATAAAAAGTTAAGACAAAGAATACTAGAATTAGAAAAATTAAATTAATTATTATGAGTATACAAACAAAAACAAAAAAGAAAGTTACCATAGATGGTAAAGAACAAAAAGTAGACTTAAACGTTTACGCAGTTATGCAAAACTTGACTGACGCATTGCGTTCACACGAAGTTGCATTACTAACTTGGGTTCATAAAATATACAACACCAAGAAAAGACACAATGACGAAGAGAAAGGCCTATACAAATATTGTATGGCTATTCCTGGAGCAAGTGATATATTAAATAGAATGATTTTGATAGATGAAGAAAATGAAAAGAAAGGACTTGATGCAAGCTCAGATACGATCGGAGATGCAAAGAGTGACGGAACTGTTAATTAAAAAAAACAATTCCTACGGTAATTCAGCTACCGAACCTGCAAACATTTTTTCTAAAGGAGATGCTGTTGAAAGTATTTGCGCTAGAATAGATGATAAGATTATGCGTATAGCCAATAAAGGTATAAACGAAAACACATTTGATACTATTGATGATTTAATAGGATACTTAGTATTGTTAAGAATTGCATGGTATGATAAAGAAATTAACGGAGATAAATAATTATCTTTGTATATCTTTTCGGACGTTCTGTCCACGTGTTTTCATAGTTTGTAGTCAAAGTCCTGGATAGCTTCTGGGATTTTGACGTTTATAAACATGGAAGAAATCGAATATTGGCAAATAGACAAGATAGAATCTTTATTAATGTTATGTCCTTATGACGAACATATGAGATCAGAAATCTTGAACAATCTACCTGAAACAAAGGAAGAAGCTAACGAGCTACTAGGTAAATTATGGTTCGACCATATACCTAGAGATCCGCGTGATCAATTTACTAAAATGCTGAGTATGAACACATTAATCCAAAATGATTATAAATATTATTATATTTGTAAAGACTGTGATGAAGATTTTTATTCAAGTAATAAAGAATCTTTATGTGCAGAATGCTTAAGTACTAACATAATAGAAAAAACAGATGAGACCTAAAGATTATAAATATGTAGCAATTAAAAAATTGCAATCATTAGTGTATAATTTAGAAAATTCGAAACATGACTATCGTCTTGAAGATTTGAAAACATTATTAAAAGAAAGTCTACAAGGATATGACGATTATCTCCAACTAAAGGAAGATAAAAGTTACATACCTAAGACAGTTCGTAAAAGTTATAAATAATGAAAAATAAATTTGATACAAATATGTTTGGATTTGTAATAGGTGCCGTAGGCATTTTAGCAACCACAATATATATGTATTTTACAAACTAAATATGAGTAAAAACACGATTGTATTTGAAGGCGGCATAGACAACATACGCACGCTTGCTGATAATTCTTTGCGCGTAAGTTTGGGTACACCTGAGCTTACACCAGAGATTGTAGGTAATATGTATAGTATGTTAAAGCAGCCTGGATACGTAGTAATATCTACGAAACCAATATCACAACAGCAAATAGATGCCGTTGAAGACGCAACTGTTGATAGAGAGTTTGACCATAAAACTCCTTCACAAAGATTGCGAAATACACTATATGTATTATGGGAACAAACACAGCCAAAGGAAACTTCAGCTGATGGTACTACAGTATATGTAGATTTTGATTTGTTTTACAAACGTAAAATGAATGAACTAATTAGATTTATTAAAGACAAATTAGTATGACTTATAAAGGTAAACTTATAAGATATAGAAGATGGCTGCAGAAACAATTAAAAAAAGTGGATGCAGCTTTACTATCTATAAATAAAACTAGATAATATGGATGAATTGGTAACAATATGGCCTAGTTAAATAGACACATTGTAGTTTAACTTAGCCTGAACACCATTATATTTATTCCAAACGAAAGCAGAAGCTTTCTTTACATTACCTACATATCCTTTCATGTCATGCCACTCATCAGTGGCTGACATACTGGATAGGTTTCTTACAGTCAATCCATTTAATTCTTCTACAGCCTGCATCTTATAGGCTTTATTGGTATGGTAATGTCCTCTATGTACCTCAACATATTTAACTTCACTCCAAACATCTCTGTATCTTTGTGATACTATTCCAGGTAAATCATTTAATTTAGGTCCATCACCGTGATCATTTATTATTAAACATCTACCATAGCGATAAGCTTTCATCATAGACATTGAATTATCCACACTTACATTTTCATTTTTTTCATAATATATTTCTATAGCATCACCTATGTGCATCATGGACTCTCTATCGTGATTGCCTGGTATTACCATAACATGAACATGGCTTATGTCTATAAGCATATTAATACACTCTATCAATAGTTTTCTTCCAGCTCTATACATTTCCATATGTTTATCTGTATTAAACTGTGGTGTACCTCTTGTAGTAGATGGTACAGGCCAATCTCCATCTGCATTCAAAAAATCATTTCCTACAACAAATAGTATTTCATCTATATAAAAACCACTTGACCTTTTAATAAGATGTTCTAAAGCATTTAACATTCTGTTTCTTGCGATTTCTATACTATACTTATCTCCTTCAATTCCTATCTTACCTATATGTAAATCACAAGCATTAATTTCTAAAAGATGTGAATCATCTTCTAAAAAACTAGATGGTCTTATCGCTATAGATGGTACAGAATCAAAAAGAGGAACTAAGTCTGCGACCAATTCCTCTCTTATCTTTTGTACATTCATTGTTGGATCTATACGCTTTAACCAAGCTTTAGTCCTAAACATTGGTATTGTAATAGGTCGTTTAGCTTTATCAAAACCAGTGACCTCATAAGTACCTATATCATATTTATCTACCTCCCATACATTCAAATCTATATTACAAGCTTTAATTAAATCATCTAATGATTTTACTCTTTTACTGTCTTCACAAGTAATAACTGCACCTTCTTTATTTTCTTCAAAATGTGTAGTCTCTTTTGAATGCTTAGGATTTATTTTTTCCCTAAGTGTTCTAGCAATTCCACGCACTCTTTCATAATTAGTATTGAATAATTTTGCAGTTTGCGCATATTTAGAATTTATGTATTCTGGATTTGCTAATAAATACTCCTTTATTTTATTGATAGCATCTTTGTTCATGTTAGTCGTATTTCGGTCCAAAGCCGTGTTGGGACTTTAGATTTATTGATTTGACTAGCAATTTAGATTTATTTTTCCTTAAATTTATTTTACTTAGAGCCTTATTTATTAACATAGGGTTGTTTATAACCTCATCTGTATCATAGCATTTAACAAAAATATCAATAGCTTTATACGTTCTTTTTGTTTTTGGCATTTCAAAAGTCCAGTCAGAAAGCCAAATAGGTAACTTTTCTTTTTTCATTTTATTTCATTACAGTAACATCTAACTGTCCGTTAGTATTGTTTATTTTATGAACGTAAATATAAAAAGGTTTTTGAATACCTGAAGATAAAATTTGTGTTGTTCCCACAATTTCAGATAAGGATAATTGTTTGGGATTCGCTGGCGCTGTACCTGCTTGTGCTAAAAGCATGTTACAAGCTAAGAATACTGTTTCTTTATTGTTCTCTAATGATTGATTTGGATACTCTACTTTTCCCAATATATTTTTTAAGTCAAGTCTTGATAAGAATAAATTAAAATTTAATTGTTCTGTAGTATGCCCATTAACAAATAATATATCTCTTAACTCTCCGTCTACTGAACTGTCATATATTTTGACATATGGAGTTGCATCTGTATTAACTAAATAGGGTATATTTTTAAATAAGCCTATACCGCCTTGCTGCTTTGCAGAAGTTGCTGAAGAACTTATATTTTGTTGTACATTTTGTTGTACACTTTGTTGAATAGATTGTTGTGATTCAGGTAAATAAGTAGGTATGTTTTGTACTGGCGATCCTTGTTTGTTAATCTCTAAAGGGCTAACTTTTTTGAATCTATCTTTTTCAAACTGCTTTCTATTTTTTTCATAATCTGCCATCGAAATCTATATACTCAATTGTTACTTCTTCGCCTTGTTCTATCGCTTTAGCAATAGATGGATAAATCCTTTTGTATGCATTAACGCTTTTACCAACGAACCCATCGCGGAGAATAAGATTGTTTTCTTGACTGTCTCCAACGATAAGACAACCAGCAGTATGCTCGTCAGTATTTCCAGTGTGTATAAGAATATATTCAAACCCAGGGACATCAGTAACATGCAGCATACCACGATGTATACCAGGATATTTTTTAGTATATCTATTATGAAATCCACCTTCTTTTCTTAATTCAATTTTATATGTTCCAGCAGGTATTCTTGTTTCCCCTTTTACCTTTAATACTCTAGCTTCATCTTCTAAAGTATAACATAAAAAATGTTTACCGACTGTACTAAGCTCAAAAAGCAGACCGTGCGTACAATCTGCTTGTGAGCTAAACCTTAATACTTGCAGACGCATTAGTCGTCAGTATTGATTCCTGTATCAGGTCCATCGCAAAGTAAATATTGCACTTTTTGTGCAGCTGTAGTAGCATCAATATCTAAATTATTAGATGCATCTCCAGCTCCATCAATATGTATAGGTGCAAACATAAATTCACCAGGCTTTAAATCAGCTATAACATCTCCATCAGGTTTTACTGCTACTGGATAATCTGTATCTACGTTTTTGATAAATGTAAATAAAGCATCTTTATGATGTCTAGCTAAATTAATAGTAGTGTCGCTTGTACCATCGGTTAATATTTCACCTGTGCTTATAACTGCAGCATCACTTGTATTTGATGTTGTAGTAAAAGATGGACTAAAAGAAAAAACTGTTGATCCATTAGAATCAGTTAAAGTGAAAGATCCTGAAACAGTTACATTTGTTGCTTGTGTCGCCATTTTATATAATTATTAAGTTATGCTGCTGAATCAATTTCAACTGCAAAATATTCTGCTGTTACTGCATTACTAGTTCCTCTAGCTGTAGTAGTTCCAGTTCCTCTTATAATAGTAAATAAAAACTCACCTGGCTTTAAAACACCTATTAAGTCATTATCACTTGAAGCTCCTTCATATACCTCTAAAGTACTAGTATCATCCATATTTTTGACATATAATATTCTTCCATGTCCAGGTGCTGCCATAATTGTAGCGTCAGAACCTGTAGCGCAATCTACTCTACCTGAAGCAATTTGATCTACACCAGTAATATTTATAGTTGTAGAACCACTCATGCTTGCGGAATATCCTGTAGAAGAATTAGCTGTCATCGTAAGACTACCAGTAAATGTGTAATTTTGTGCCATTTTATTTTAATTTTTCTATTTTACAAAAGTAATAAATTAATTTAATATCCGCCACCACTACTACCTGTATTTGATACAGATGTATTAGGTGTTGGTATTTCTTCTTGAAAACCTGCTGATGAACTAGATGCAGCGCCATGTGTAGCTCCACCCATATAACCTATTTGCCCTTGATGTGTATGCACATGATACCCAACTAATCCATTTTGTTGCGCATAAGCTAGCGCTTCTTCTACCGTGCTAAATAAAGGTACACCATCTATTGTTGTTAATAATGCCATTATAATAATTTTTTTAATTCAGAACACTTTTCATATTCTTCTGTTTCTATAAAATAATCTATCATAGAATTAATAACAGTATCCCAATAATCATCGCTCTGTAATTTATCAGGATCAAAAGCTATATATAATTTTGATTCGTTTACATTAGATAGCAAATCATCAATTGTTATATCACCCATTAAAATGTGATATCCATTGTTCATTGCTCTATCTAATTCTTTCATTTCAAAATCAACCATGCTGTTCATTTAGGCGTGACATTCTTGCACCACAACAACACATATTTTTATCTGCCATAGCACCACGATATCTCATACCATGTTCAGCCTTTTTCTTTTTATACTTGCTTACCCTGCCTTTAGTATTTTTTTCTTTTTTTGCTCTAGCTTTTTCTGATGGTGATAATTCAGACCAAGTAGATGGTGTATCTTTAGTAATACGTTTAGTAGGACGAAAAGTATTTTCACCTTTACTATAATCCTTATTACCACGAGGTGTACGCCAATCTTCTTTAAACCATCTTTTAAGAGCTAAACCTTTTTTTGTTTTACGTACTGCCATATTAATCGTGTTGTGCGTATCTACCACCAGCGCTATACTCTACTTTCATTCCAGCAGCACCTTTCTTTTTTGATTTATTTCCCCAATTAGCAGCTCCAACTTTACGGCACTTAGCCATTGCACCACTTCTGTAAGCAGATGTTTTAGGTCCGTAACGAGATACTACTTTATGATAACAAGCGTCTTTAGGCATAATTATTTCTTTTTAGATTTATGTATTTTTTGTACATCAAAACTAGCAGATAATGATGCGCCTCTATGTGGTTTATATCCACCAGAAGGATTCTTCATTAACTTATAGTTATTGTTACCTTTTTTCATCCAATGAAAACCAGCAGGAGCTTTTACAGATTTTTTAGCCATATCTTAACTATGTTGTGTAAGTGGAAAACGACAACCATGATCGCAATTCCATTTACGTAATGATTTATTAATTCTTGAATTAGGATCTCTTCTAGTCTTAGCAGATGTAAGCTTAGCTTTCATTCCTTTCATTCTAGCGCAAAATGACTTTCTGCGTTTTGAAGCTTTTG